CCGGTTGTCGTGCGGGCCGCCGACGCCACCACGACGCCCGCGTCACCGAATGCCACCGCTCAGCCCCGGGTCTCGCCGCGAGCCGGCGACACCTGGTCGTCCGCGACGTCGTAATGGACGGTGATCGGCTCGAAAAGCTCCTCACGGCCCTTCAACAGGGCGTGGCCGGCGCGGACGCGGGTCACGCCGGCCGAGACGATGACCGGCACGCCGTCGACCTCTGCGGAGAACGACTGCTTGGCCACGAAGATCTGTCCGTTGTCCGCGGTCCTGCGTGATGCTGGCGCCATGAGGGCCCCTTTCCTTGCGTGAGAGCAGGCAGGACCCTGGGTTGCGCACCACGCCAGCATCAGCTGGTCGGCCGCATGGGAACGGGGGCAACCCAGGGTCCTGCCTAGCGGGTGATCGGATCAGGCGACGAGCAGGGTGCGGAACGCGTTGGCGTCCAGGACCTTCGACGTGTTCCGCCAGAACGCGTAGAACCCGCGCTGGCCGGTCGGGAACCGGTTGGTCGCGCCGAACAGGTGCGGGATGACCTCGATGTCCATCCCGATCCGGTCGACGATCTTGAAGTACCGCCAGTCGCCGAGGACCGCGATCTTCTGCGCGGTGACCGTGGTCGCCGACAGAGCCGAGCACTCGTTCGCCGCGTACCCGAGCAGCTCGGCGCCGGTGTTGCCGCCCCGGGGCACGTTGTTCTGCAGGCCCTGAGCCAGGTACACCCAGAGGTTGGCGCCACCGGCGGTGTCGAACTGCCGGACCCGGTTGTACTGCGCCCGGTTGGCGACCCACTGAGCGCGCGGCCGGAACCGCGGGCCCAGGGCGTTCTCCATCGCGTACAGGTCACCGACAGCGAACGTCGCCGCGGTGATCGTCGCGACCGTGGTCGTGGCACCGGTGATGACACCGGCCGGAGCCGGCGGGGTGCCGGTACCGGTGGAGAACTGGGTGGCCTCCAGGTCGTCCTTCGCGTCCTGGATCAGGCCGGCCAGTTCCTGCTGGATCTGCCCCCAGTCCTGGGTGAGCTCGATGGACACCGGGACGAAGCACTGCGCCCGCCCGGTCGTCAGGGTCGGCTGCGCCAGGGTCGGGGAGTTGTCCGAGGCCTCGGTGCCTTCTGTGGCGTACGCGGCAGTGACACCACCGGAGGTAACCCCCCGCCATTCGTTGGTCCCGCTGATCTGCTCGACGTTGCCGATGGCCCGGTACGGGTTCACCGACAGGTTGCTGGTCGGGATGATCGTGGAGTCCAGCTGGTAGGGCACCGCGAACCCACCGGAGGCGCCGGTGCCCACGGACAGGGCACGCATGGCCTCCACCGCGCGCATCTCCGAGGGCGTCAGGTTCGCCATCCCGGCCATGCCCCGCAGGCTGGCGGACATCATCTTGGTGAACGCCTTGCGGTAGTCCACGCTGCCGGTGACCAGGATCCGGCGGGCCAGCTCGCTGCCCTGCCAATCCTCGTCGTCAGAGCGGCGCAGCATCTTGTCGACGTGCGCCTTCGCGCGGCCCTCGTCGCCGCCGACGTGCTCGACCGCCGGGAAATGCGCGAACTCCAGCGCCCGGCGCGCCCGGTCGCGCAGTTCCCCTGCAGCCCGCTCCGGCTGCATCGGGTTGAACCGCATCCGGGACAGGTCGTAGACCTGGTCCTCGCTCATCCGCGACACCAGCACCGGCGCGCCCCGGCCGCTGCGGACCGCGCCGGGGTCGGCGCCGTTCTCCCGGTTCTCCCGGTCGGCGGCCAGGTCCCGGATGGTGGCGTCACGGGCCTCCAGCTGCGCCATGACGGACTCGTGCTCGCGCAGCTCGGCGTTGTTGCGGTCCCACTCTTCCTGGACCTCGGCGGTGAAGCCCTCGTCGCGGAACTCCTCGTTCTGCTCCTCGATCCAGCGGCGCAGCTCGTCGATCCGCTGCTGGCGTTCATCTCTGCCCATCAGACGTGCTCCTTCTCTCGCTTGGCTTTCCGGATGATTTCCAGCGGCCGAAGTGGCTTCGGCTCATCGCGGCGTCCCTGCGAGGTGGGCGGCTGCCCGGCGTCGTCGGGAGGTGCTACTGGATCTGGTGCACCGGCGCCGGGATCGGCGCCGGGAGTCTGTTCGCTCGGGGCGAGGCCGAGCAGTTCGCGGACCCGCTCGGGGTCACGCGCGTACAGCCGCACGAGCATCTCGTCCGTCAGGGACCGGATCCCCGCCGAGGCACCCGTGTAGGCGGGGAACGTGACGGGCCCGAACTCGGCGACGGAGGCCTCGCGCACGGTGCGCTCGGGCAGACCGCCCGGGTTGTACTCGGACGACTTCGGCTCGTTGACCCAGTCCTCACGCATCACGCTGAAGCGGAAGCTGGCGCCGTACAGGTTGGCCTCCAGGCCAGGGATCAGGTCGCGGTTGTACGAGGTGTCCAGCAGCCGCACGTCGTAGGCGGTGCCGTAGTCGTCCTCGGCCAGGGCCTCGATTGGGCCGAGGGGCTTGTCACCGATCTGCGCATCGCGCCCGTGCTGGAACAGGACCCGCATCCCTGGGTTGTCCTTGATCGTCTTCTTGAAGGCGCCCGGGACGAACCGCTCGAGGAAGTTGCCCTCCCACATGCTGTTGATCTCGGTCCACTGGTTGAACACCGCGAAGTGGCCCACCATGTGGCCATCACCCGCCAGCTCGCCGCCGGCCGCAGGCGCCGACCGATCAGCGACGGCCGCAGGCCGGTATTCGAACGGACGCGGCCCACGAAACAAGTTCTCGCGCGGCGGACGGGTCTCGGGCATCTGGCTCATCCCTTCACGGCGGGCAGCGCCGCCGGCTTGATCTGACCGTTCACGGGCGGCGGCGTCTGACCTGTCTGGGCACCGGCGGGCTGCAGCTGGACGGAGAACAGACCCGAGTGCACGAGCAGGCCCTCGTCGTCCGCGAGCATCGCGGCCTGCGCCGAATCGGCCGTGTAGCCGGCGTCGATCCACTGCCGCAGCGTCTGCGCCCGCAGGAACTGGATCTCGGCCGCGTCCTTCTCGTCCTCACGAAGGAACGGCACGTCCCGGGTGTCGTACCAGAGACGCGTGTTCGGAGCGGGTCTCGGCCCCGCGACGGTGGCCAGTGACCCAGCCACGTTCTGCCAGAGCGGGTGCATCGTCGCGTCGGCCATCCGCCGTCGGGCCATCGCGTAGTTGCCCTCGTTCAACGAGCTGCCCTGCAGGCCCTCGGACAGCCCGACCAGCACCGGGGGCGTGCCGGCCGCCGCGGCGATCCGGGTCTCACCGGCGCCCTGGACCTCACGGAAGGTCATGGTCTGGAAGTCGGAGCCGACGACGGTGACGTCCGCGCCGCCGCCGATATGCAGCCGCTTGTAGGCGTTCTCGAGCCCGGCGTTCTCGGCGTCCATCAGCGCCTTGAACTCCATGACCTTCGTTTTCTGCACCGTCTCCGGGTACTTGATCACCATGTTGACGGTCGCGCCGTTCTCGAAGAACTTCCGCTTGTGCGTCGTCATCAGCCCGTCGGCCTGCACCTCACGGATCACCGGAGTCAGCCACGACATGCCCCGCCACCGGGCTAGCGGATCCGGGATCGGCGCGAAGTGCGCGACCTCCTCGACCCCGAAAACCACCGGGTCAGCACCGGATCCGTACCCACCCTCGGTGTAGATGTACCCGATCTTCCGCCAACCGGCCTGCCCGCCGCGGATCATCCGCGGTTCCATCACCACATCCACCCAGTCCGGACGCAGCCGCACCAACTCCTGGCCGCCGTCGCCACCGACCCGGGCAAGCGGGGTGTCCGTGAACTGGTAGCAACTGCCGGCAAGGTCGGCATCCTGAATCATGCGCGACAGCAGATCCTGGGTGGTCCCACCGACCCAGGGTGTCTCCAGCAGCTGCAGGGCCCGGGTACCGAACAGCTTGGACGGCCGCCCGTCGACCATGTTCTGCCACTGAAACCGAGTCGAGGAGAACACGTGCTGGCGCAGGGCCATGCACGCGAACACCACAGGATTGGACGCGAACGACTGCTGGGCAACGCCCAGGTAATCGGTGGCGGCCGACTCGGTCGTCTCCCCGGCCAGGGTCTGGCGGATCCCCGTCAGCCCGTAGGTGTTCCCGTTGTAACCGAACGAGTTCACCCACGAGACATAGTCGTCCATCGAGTAGCGCTGCTCATCACGCCGGCCACCGAACAGACCA